TTATAGGAGTGTTGAAGCGTGGAATATGAAGGTATGGGGTAGGATACAGATGAGAAGAATTAGTGAAAATAAAGGAAAAAGTTACACTTTTAGAAAAAGTGAAGAGTCTTTATGTTGACGTTTAAGGAAAAGTTAAGGCTGGTGAAAAGTCTGTATTCGAAAGTTCTGCACCAGTAACCAAAGTTAACTCTGAGGATGCAAATCCTAAAGGTAGTCGCGGTTAGAGGGTTCATCTCCTGTGATAGTCACTGGGTATAAACCTAGAAAGTGGCAGTGATACACGCACAATAAACTTAAGCGGTTTAATGTGCTTGTATTTCATCGTCGTGGTGGTAAGACAGTATTCTCAATTAACGAGATGGTCGATCAGTCGATGCGCTTTAATAAAGTGGATCCCGATACTGGCGACATATATCGTAACGCTCAATATGCTTACGTTGCCCCTACTTTCCGCCAGGTCGAAAAGATCGCTTGGCCGTATTTCAAGGAGTACATGGCGCATATTCCGGGCGTCAAGTTCAATGAATCCAAGCTGAGGATCACATATCCTCACAAACACGGAACCTGCACTATCTATTTGATGGGTGCGGATAACTTCGATACTGAGCGTGGTGCGTACTACGATGGCTACATTCTGGATGAATTTGCAGATATGCACCCAGATGTACGCGACAAGGTACTACTTCCAACACTGTCCGATAGACAGGGCTGGGAGATTATCATCGGTACTCCGAAAGGGGATAATGCGTTCAAGAGAATCTACGAAGTTCTTTGGAGGATCCAGAGAATTACTTCTGCTGTTTACATAAAGCTTCTGAGACTGGGATTCTCCCTGCTTCAGAATTGGCGATGCTTAAGAAGACTATGTCGCCGGAAGCATTTGCGCAGGAATATGAGTGCGACTTCAATGCTGCACCTGCTGGTTATTACTATGCAGAGGTAATGCAGGAAGCCTTTGAGGATCAAAGAATTACCAAGGTACCCTACGATAAGATCAACGGGGTAGGTACTTTCTGGGATCTCGGGGTAAATGATCTCTGTACTATCTGGTTCGTACAGGAAATCGGGCGAGAGCTGCGGATTATTGACTACGAGCAAGGTAACGGCAAGGGATTAGATTATTGGTGGAAAGAGGTTGTAGATAAGAAGGAGTATGATTATGTCGGACATTGGCTTCCACATGACATCGCGACTAGAGAGATTACTACGGGTAGGGCGAGAATTGATTACTTGGGAGAGATGGGAATGGAGGATATTCACATCGTTCCCAAAGCTGCCAGTGTCTCCGAGGATATACATTTAGTACGACAGTTGATTCCGTTATGCGTTTTCGATAAGATAAATTGTGCTTTAGGGATTAAGTGCTTGAAAGAGTACCAGAGAAAGTGGGACTCTAAGAACAAGGTATTTATGAACACGCCTCTACATAACGAAGCATCTCACGGTGCTGACGGGTTCAGGCAATTGGCCAAGGTGTACGAGCCGGGGCTTTTAAAGTACAATGGAAGGCAGCGCTCGAGCAGTTTAAGATTGCTTGAGGATGCACAAAGCGATTACGATATACTCGGACTGTGAGGTACTTATGGCAAACGATGCAGCACCTAGTTGGTGGAATAACTGGCAAGAAGCTATGCAAGCTCCTACTGAGGCGGAAAGACGCCAAAAGCTGAAAGGCTTAGGCGAAACTCAACTCAAGGCAGCTATGTCTGAGTGGCAGAATCGCTATAACCAGTGGAGCTCTCAATTCGCTGGACAAAAGAACGTCGCAGGACTTGAAATAGAAAGAGCGAAGTTCGAGAAGGATATGGGCGATATGGGTTCAGTCCTCGAGGAACTAACTGCTTTCAATACTGAGAGAGCTAGAAAGAACAAAGCATTGCAGGGGTCGCCGGGTAAGAAGCAAACTACTCCATCGCCTGTTACTGCCAAGCCGGCCAGCGTTTTGAATATGCTGTCTGATACAACACCATCACTGTTAGGATTCTCATGAATAAAGAACTAGCCCTATTTGTCGTAAAACGATACGGGCAGATGGATGCCAACGCCAGAAACTGGACTACCTTGTGGGACAATGTAGCTAAGTACATCACTCCGACTAAGGATAACGTCTACGGGAATAACACTCCGGGCGAGCGTAAGCATGACCACCTATTCGACTCCACTGCCATTAACTCGAATGATGAGCTGGCAGGGGCGTTAAGTTACTTGATGACCAACCCTAGTACTCAGTGGATGGACTTCACCACAGGTATTCCTGACCTAGATAGCAATCAAGACGTAGCAGCCTTTCTATCTAATGCCGCCAAGATAACACTAAGATCTCTGGCAGATACTAACTTTTATACAGCAATTCAAGAGACTTACAACGATGTACCGTCTTTCGGCACTGGCGTTCTATTCCAAGAAGAGGACGCTGAGACTAAGGAAGTCTACTTCACATCCTACCCGATCTATGAGTGGAGATGCAGAGTAGATCACAAGGGCGACATCATCGCCGCTTACAGAAAATACAAATTGACCGTTGAGGCAATAGCGGATGAGTTCGGCACAAAGGACTGGGACGACGATCTTAAAGCCATGTTGGAGAATACTCCCGACAGAGAGCTAGAGATCATCATGATGATTGAGCCGAGAAAGACCGTAGAGCGCCTAGTTAAAGGTAAAACCAAAAGCCGCCTACCGTATATCTCTGCTCACATCTTAGTGGACATGAAAACCACACTCCGTACTAAAGGTTATGCCGAGTTCCCTGCGGCCTTCCCAAGATTCTCCAGAAACAGTGGCGAGATATACGGTAGAGGCCCCGGTATGAAAGCGCTACCGGACATCAAGACTACTAACCAGATGGAGAAAACTCAACTTCAATCTGCACAATTCCGTATGGCACCTCCACTACAGGCAACGGAAAATGCTTTACTTCGCCCAGTTAACTACAAACCATTCGGCGTTACATTTAGAAAGCCTGGATCAGATCCACTAGAGCCTCTATTCCCAGCAAGTGCAGTAGGGGTCGAAGCTGGCGACGCTTTAATTGAGCGTAAGATCGCTAAGATCGAAAGGCACTTCTTCATTCCTCAGCTTAGAACTATTGAGAATGATAGAATGACTGCCACTGAAATCATTCAAAGAAGAGATGAACAGTTCAGAGCTTTCGGTTCAATCCTAGTAAGATTGTCCAGAGAGCTGCTTGAGCCGATCATCAATCGCCACTACTCCATTCTTGAGAAGAGGGGGGTGTTCGGTGAGCCACCTGAAGCTTTACAAGCTGTTCAAGGCAAGATCAGAATCCGTTACACAAGTATGATCGCTAGAGCTCAAATTGTCGGAGAAGCTGAAAACTTCACAAGACTTATGGGTATCGTGGCTCCACTATTTGAAGCACAGCCAGAGATCCTAGATAACCTAGACGGCGATGAAGTCCTTCGCATATCCTCTACTGAATTGGGTGTAAACCAGAAGTTCATTAAGAAGGCGAGCAAGGTTCAGGAATTGCGTCAAGCTAGAGCTAAAGCAATGCAAGAAGCACAAAACATAGAAAAGGCTGGAGCCTCTTCTGAAATAATTAAGAACACATCGGGGGCGGTGAATGGCTGAGGAAGAGAATCCAAAGAGAGAATTAACTGAGCAGGAGATCCTAGCAGAGCAAGAAGCTGCCAAGACTATCCTGTTTAAGAAGGTATTCTCTGGACCGGACGGCGAGCAAGTACTTCAAATCCTTTGCACAGAGCATCATGTACTGGATGGCACTTACTCTGAGGATCCTAATAAGATGTACTTCAGAGAAGGCGAGAGAAGTGTAGTTAAGTCAATTCTAGCAAGAATCGAGCTAGATGAGTTGGCAGCTTTGAAAAGACTTCGTAAAATGATTGATAACAGTTTGAACCAAGACGACGAATAAATTCTAGGGGGATTTATGATAAAGAAATTTTTTAAGCTTCAAGAAGAAGCAGGCGCTGCAGACTCACTACTTGGCGGCGGTAGCGGCCAACCACCAGCAGATAAAACACCACCACCGGAGGGCGGCCAACCACCAGTAGAGAATCCATTAAAGGATCTTTACGGGGATCTCCATGACAAGATCGAGTGGCCGGAAGGATTCCCAGATGACCTTAAGGTATCTCCAGCCGTTAAGCCTTTCGTAGGTCAAGACGGAAAGATTAACCTGACGAACCTGGCAAAGTCCTATATTCATACTAAGAAGTTGGTCGGGAATAAGGACGCGGTCACTATCCCTAACGAGAACTCTACTGATGAAGAGAGAGCTGAGTTCTACAAGAAATTGGGTTATGAGCCGGATCTAGAGCAATACAAGATTGAATTGCCTGAGAACTCTAAGGTAACTCCTGAGTTCGCTGAGTCGATTAAAGCCTTCATGCACAAGAATTATGTACCACCAAAGGTAGCTAACGAGTTAGTTAAGTTCCTAGAAGGTGAGACTGAGAACACTGCCAAGGCACAAGCTGAAGCCCAAGCCGCAGCAATTAAGAGTAATATTGACTCCCTAAAGCAGGAGTTCGGCTCTGCTTTTGACGAGACTATTACTTTGACTAAGAGGTTCATCAAGGAAGCAGCAGGCGACGATGCTTCTCTTATCGAGGCTTTCAGTGATCCGCAGATTGGTAGCAATCCAGTCATCGTTAAACTTCTAGCCAAAGCGGCCAAGGAAGCCTATTCAGAGGATAGTTCTTTCGTACCGGGAAGCAGAACTGTCAGTGGCAGACTGTCTCCAGCGGACGCGATTAACGAGATTAATACGATCCGCGGCGACAAATCTCACCCGTTCAATAACTCAAATCATCCAGGTTATGCGGACGCTCAGAAAAAAATGCTTGAATTATATAGAATGAAGAACGGTCAATAGTTGACACGAATCACGGAATCCGATTATCCTAGTACCAGACAGTGCTAGGACTATCGGATTTACCGACCCATTTAAGAGCATTGTTTAGGAACGACCCTTTTTGGACTATCGACCGAAGAGAATTGAACTTAAACAACTAACTTAATTAACGTGAGGTAATAACCGTGAAATTCCTATTAACACTTATTCGTTCATTATTCGCGATTGCGTTTAACCAGCGCGGATCGTTCCAAGTTGACCAAGCAATGTTCGATATGTTCTCAAGCAACGTGATGCACTTATCACAGCAAGAAGACTCAAGATTCCTTCCATTCGTACGTCAAGAAAGCCAAGCTGCTGATGCTAAGTTTTATGACCGTATTGGCAAGCGCTCAATGCGTCGTAAAGAGGGTCGTCACTCTGACGTAGTTTACACTGACACTCCACATAGCCGTCGTATGGTTGTGATGGAAGACTACTATGACGCTGACCTAGTAGACCAAGAAGACAAAATCCGCACTATCATGAACCTTGACAATGAGTACACTCAGTCAATGGGTTATGGCCTTGCTCGTAAGTACGATGAAGTTATCATCGACTCAGTACTTGGAAACGCTTTCGGCGGTAAGAAAGGTGCTACAGTTATCGGTCTTCCGAACTCTCAAAAAGTTGCAGCATTTGACGGATCTGGCGCTACTGGCCTTCCATTGAATGTTAAGACTCTTCGCGCTGTTCGTAAGAAATTCAAGCAAAACGAGTCAATCCGCAAGGGTGAAGAGCTTATCTTCGGATGTGCTGCTCAACAAATCGACGATCTATTAGGTACTACTGAGGTAACGTCTGCTGACTACGCCAACGTAAAAGCCCTAGTAAACGGCGAAGTTGATACCTTTGTAGGCTTCAAGTTCGTTGAGTCTGAGTTGATCCCATTCAACGACGCAGCTATTACTTACGACGTTACTGACGGTTCAGTAGGTGCTGGCGGCGGAACTATCGCTCTAGGCGAAGGTCGTCGTTGTTTCGCCTTTACTCGCAGCCGCGCTATCCTATTGGCACGTGGTCGTGAAGTTAAGGGTCGTATCGACGAAATTCCTAACAAGCACTATGCTTGGCAAGTTTACTGCGCACTAACAGTGGGCGGTACTCGTATGGAAGAAGAGCAAGTAGTAGAAGTAATCTGTAAAGAAGCATAATGAAAGGGGAGGCGAAAGCCTCCCTCTTCTTGAGGATTTTGAGGGTTTAGTTTGTTTAACAATAAAAAGAGGTACTAGAAATGGCACAATTATACACAGACAATTTCCAAAAGCAGTGGGTTGATAAGCCTGCTCAGCCTTTCAACAAAGGTGAAGTAGCTGGTCGTGAGCGTATCCTAGCAGGTCGTATCACTCTTCCAGCCGCAACTGCAGTAAATGACTTGATTAACATCGGGTACATTCCTGCTAACTCTATCATCACTGATGCTTATATCTTTATCCCTAAGTCATTAGGCGCGACAGGTATTTTCGAGCTAGGTCATGGCGCATCTACTAACGAAGCTGACGGCTCTGCCCTTGCTGCTGATTCTAACGGATTGGTAAGTGCTGCAGATGCTGGCGGTCAAGCTGTTCTTAAGAGAGCTGACCTTAACAGTGTTTCACTTGGTAAGCGTCTTGGATCTGAGACTCTTATTCAAGCCAAGTGTACTGAAGTCATGGATGGCACAGTAGCTGACGCTGAAGCATTATTTGTAATCAAGTACGTGAACGACTAAACCCCCTAGTCTAAACGGAATAGGGCATAGTGCGATTCTCCCACTATGCCCTTTTACTATGAGGGTTTTATGGCAGTAGCTACTAATGTTGACATTGTTAATCTCGCTTTAGATCGACTAGGAGTCGAGCCTATCGTGACTTTAGCTGATGCCAATTCTAGAGCGGAGCTGATGAATCGCCTCTATAGTCCGCAATTAGACAGCTTGTTGGTTGAGACTCCATGGAATTTTGCCATGAAGAGAGTACAACTGACGGATACTGGCAGCACTCCTGCCTTTGAATACTCTAACGAGTTTCAACTTCCTGCAGACTTCCTTAAAGTACACCGCATCTACGACTACAATCCCGGTAGTGGTACAGGTACAAAGCATCCGTATGATCACGCGGATGGTGGCATCTATTACGAGATCGAGGACGATAAGCTACTTGGAAATTTTGACGAGTGCTATATTGTCTACATCGCTGCAGTGACAGATGTTACAAAGTTCTCCCCTGATTTTGTAGAAGCCTTCTGGCTTAGATTGGCCGCAGCCGCTTCATACAAGATCACGCAAGATAAGACCTTGAAGAACGAGTTGGTCAGTGAGGCTGACTATTATGTAAGACGCTCTGCTGCCCTGTCTGCACAACAGGATTACGCTGCAGATGATACCGTCTTTTTCGGGAGTTTCATTTATCCAAGGAGCACTTAGATGGCTAAGTTCTCTTCATCGAAAAACACATTCCAAAATGGCGAACTATCCGAGAAGCTGGTAGGTCGTCAGGATATTCAGGAGTACCCGAATGGGTCATCCTTAGTCCAAGACTTCATTCCACTGGCATCCGGCGGAGCATCTAAAAGACCTGGCAGCAGATATTCATCTCAGGTGGCTGTGCTTAACAGCGCTGGCATGGTTGAGTTCATAGACATAACAGGGCAAGTGTTTAATGTAGTGCTGGACTACAACCAGTCAGGGACTACTGGCAGAGCTCTAGTTACCGTAACCATAGTTAAGTCGGCCGGTACTACTGTACTAGCTGCTACGAACACTATAGCTTACTGCGAGTCTGATGATGAACTAATCGGCGATAAGGGCTGGCACTATTTGCCAGT